TTAAGAGTGAGGAGCCCTATGCCTCCGAAAAACGAGCCATCCGAGCCATCAATGGAATGGATGTACGTCACTCAAAGCCTTGAAGAAGAACTGACCCTGGAACGTAGCATCAGAGAAATAGAGGACTGTGAAAACATTGACGTTCTTTCCCAGCTATGTGTTGCCATGGCACGTCAGCAATGGCACCAAGGCAAACTGCTTAAGCAGGCGGTTGGTCACATCGCCTTGCTGGATGCTGTCTTCTCTGGCGGAGAGCAGAAACCCTGAGAGCTTTTTCTAACGTGGTCAGCTTTGGGTCTGATTCGTGCAATGTGTCTTGTACCCGTGCTTTTGCCGCATCAATGTTGTCTTGTGGTCTTGTAGTCCAGTTCGGATTAGTCATTTTCAGAAGAGTTAAGTAGCTCTGCTTCAATGTGGAATAAAGCTTTTAAGTGCCTTGCAGCATCTAAAGCCATATTTTTATCCCTGTAACTACAGGCGTCCTCCACAAAAGGGGTAAACAAACAAACCTGCCTAGGGTTTCTATAAAAAGCAGCCAGATACAAGGGATCATCCTGGTGCGTCTTCAGTAGATACCGCATATCAAGATTCAGTTGCGCTTTTATCTGCAGCGGCTTTCTTACCAACTCGACCAGCTACACGGTTTTCTACCGAGGTTTTCCAGGTAGCTTTGTCCTTATCTAACGCCTCTGTATAGGTTGTAGTTCCGCAATCTTCTTCTATACGCTCGTACAGAACATCTCGAATCCACGCGGTAGCGCGAACCTCTTCCTTTTTAGCCAAAAATTGCAGCAGCTCAGCTCGATGCGGGTCTAGCAGTATCTGAAAGTAAGTTTTGTTGCCGTGCCGTAAAGCCATTAACTCTAGACTACTACAACTACACTACCACGTAGCTGGAGAATCGACCTTCTTTTTCCACGCATTTGTCTGAGCACGACGGGATTGGGCACGCTGCTTTGTGCAACCTGCCCTAACTTCCCTGGCACGTTCTAAGAACATGGCTGCTCTTTGCAAATCACCCGTAACTGCGGTTTGAATTGCTTTGTTTAAACGCTCCATCGCTATTTGTCTGCCGGTACGCGGCATCCATCGCCCCAGTTAGATGTGTGTAATACGTTAGCCCTGCAGGGCCTGAGCAGCACCACCCTTTGGTTGTAGAAAAAACGCGTGTCATCAATGGGTCTCCATCCAAGTTTTACCGATAGAAACCTCAGCTAATGCAGGGATGTCCCCCAACCACTTGGCTTCAGCCTCCTCCATCACTTGTTTTAGACAAGCTGCCCACTCTTCAGCAGCATCTTCACGCACCAGCAACAAAATTTCGTCATGTACTGCGGCTGCAATCCGCACTGTCTCTTCACCCGCCTGATGTACCAAGGGCCAAAGCTTGCCGAGGGCGCATTTAAGGATGGCCGCACCAGCTCCCTGGATCGGTGTGTTGCACCTCACAGTCAGCCGGTTCATATCTCCGATGAGATACCGCCGCATACCAGAAACCGGAATGCGGGTCTCAGCCCACTTATCCCCTTCAGTGTCTTGTGACTCCTTTGCCATTTCCTTTTGCCACTCAGCAATACCAGAAAAAGCACCCAGCCAGTCTTTACGAATCTCGGCAGCACGCTCAACTGTCATGGTGATACCTGAACCACCGGCATAGTTACGCAACCCTTTTGCACCGGAGCCGTAAAGCAAACCAAAGTTTGCAGACTTAGCTATCTGCCTGCTGCACCCGATAGTTTCGGCAGTAACAGTGTGAAGATCTTCACCACGCTGGAACGCAGAAATCATCCGTTCATCACCTGCAATAGCAGCCGCAAGTCTTAGCTCCATCTGACCAAAATCAGCGTCTACTAAGAGGTAGCCTTCCGGCGCTTCTACGCATCCACGAAACTGTGGATCACGAGGAATCTGCTGGTTGTTCGGCTTAATACAGGACATCCTCCCCGACTCCGCACCAAGCTGCATGTAGCTGGCACGTACAAAACCGTCACCGTCCATCTTTTCTTGAATAGAGTTGATCATTTGGCGACGCTTGTCTGCCCTTTTCCATTCCAGATAAATCTGAATAACCTCATGATCTGCGGCATAACTACGCAAAACTTGGCGCGACGCACTGGGTTTACCGTTTGCATCTTTGGGCGTCTCGTTCAAAAGATCCGTCAACTTGTCCAGTAATTGTTTTGGGCTGTTTAGATTGAATCCCTTGTACCTCTTAGTGTTATCGCGCAACTTGCCTTCATCCTTGGCGCGTAGATTAAAGCTGCCATCCTCATCTCTTGGCAGTTTTTTATCTTCAGGAAGGGCATGATCTAGTTGAAGAATAAAGTCTTTCTCTAAAGCTTTTATATCTACCTGATAGTCCTCTTTGCGTTGCTGCAGATTATCGGCGTTCCAGGGTAAACCGGTGCGCCACATTTGAGCCATTGCAGGAAGCGCATTACATTCCAAACGATAAGCTCCCCTAAGTCTGTCTCTGCCTATTTTGTGATCAAGTATCTCGTCTAACTGCATCAAAGAAACAACGTCATTAGCCGCATAGTCCAACTGTTCGTCAGATAAATCACCGCTCCAGTCAGATCTTTGCTGCTCCTTAGATAGTTCTGTGCCTAAATAACGTTTGACGACATGCGCGAGTCCGTGCTTCGGAAAAGGCATCCCGTTTGTGAGAAGTCGGCTGGCCAACATGGAGCAGCGCACCCACCCATGCGGATAGATGTCGTGCTCTTGCAACCACCCAAGATCGAATACAGCGTTATGGGCAAGCCAGTATCTGACTGGACTGCCGAAGAAGCGGCGCAACTTAACCCACTCGCTTTTATCAAGGTCAAAGCAATCAATTAGGACAACAGTATTACGGGCACCAGAGCCAAGCTGCAACAGCCTTAACTTCCCTCGCTCAGGCTGTAGCTGGAGCGTTTCAGTGTCAAAGCAAACTGATGCGGCAGTCTCGATCTTGTCGAGATGCTGGATTCCGTGGAAGACTTGAGCAGACATGTGTAGCGTCGTGCGGCTTTGTCAATGTAGCACACTACTTAGAGCTAATGCGGTCAAGTAGCGGAAAATAGTCTAAATCGTATGGAGTTAGCACAGCTACATCAATTCCAAGATGTAAGGCAGATGCAACCTGGCTTTGAAACTCTGTGTAACCGTCTCCGTCATCTTGATATGTCACCTGCTCAACAGCCAAAGCCTTGTTATCTGGGTCGTAACTTGTAAAACGTGCCAAGGCTAGGGTATTGGGGTCTTTTTCTGAATACTCCATTTGGTAGTAACTAAAATTGACATTGTCTCTCACGCTGGGGTACCGCCTAATAGAACTATGACGTTGTTTAAAACACCAGCGTGCAACACAGCTAAGAAGCCAGTTCATTAAAAACAATGGCAACAACGTTTTCTAGTTGTCTTTTGTCCATGCCGTTGCCTGTTCTACGTCTTACCAGGCTTACTAAAGTGTGAAAATCTTTAGGACTGTAATCCCCAACATCTTTAGTTTCTCTGGGAACAAGCCTGTCTCGTATAAACTGAGCCCTTGATATATGTTTAAGCCCGGCTTCTTTATCCACCTGGGCTAAAACTTCTTCGGGAATGCGAAATGTGATTTCCTTCATTAAAGGTACTCGTTGTAAAAGGCACTGCCAGGGCCATATTTAGACACGATCTCCGGAAACGCATCCAGAATCCTGGAGCGATTACGGGGATCAGCTAGCAGTGCCGCTTCGGCCAGTTTACTAAAGAACTCACCACCGTAATGGTGAGCTGTCTTAATACTGCATCGAACTTGTTTTTCGGTCACAGCCTTGTGAATACTGTGAATAATGTAGCACATTACTGCCCTAGGTCAATCCCAGGCGTCCCAGCTATCGACTCTTTCGTCTTCGCTGATCAACCCCCTGTGTCTGTGATTAGGCGCGTCAAAAGCCTTATCCGTTCCAGGGGAAGGGTTCTTAACGACAATCGGCTTTGTCAAAAGGTCGGGTTTTGTCAAAAGGTCAGGGGCTGAAGGACTTTTGACAATCGCAGGCTTTTGACAATTTGAATTGTCGTTTATATCCATTCCAGGAGAAGGGGTTTGACTTTTAACACACCCTTCCACTGACACCCCACGTGCGCGACGAGTAAACCCACCTGGAACGTGTGTACCAATCGCCTGCCAGTAATTAGGAGCACGCCCTTTAAGCACTAAATCCGTCGGAGGACCACAACGCTCAATCAGCTCCTGCGCCTCCAGTTTCTCCAGGCTGTACTTGATAGCCCGCTTGCGATGCTCTCCTCCCACACCAGCGTGGTCAACAAAACTCTGGATCGACCAAGGCTTTCTGTCTGCCCGCATTTCACGCAGCAGCGAAAGCATGTACTCGGTTGGCCCGTTTAGATGGTTTTCCTTTGGCTCGGGAACTGGCTCAATCTTGTACGTGTAATCAGGCAGCAGGCTGAAGACCATGCGCTGCCCCTCACGGTCATCCCTGGACTTTTCAATCGTCACAATCCTGCTGTTAAACGCGAGGCCCAACTCAGCCAAAGCCTTGTTATCAAGCTTCTGCATGTTCCAGGTCTCATCAACCGCAGCCTTAATGGCACTGGTTCCCCGGAATCCGCCATTGCGGTTGTTGTGGTGGATCACGATGATCGAGCACGCCGGAAAGTCCTTCCCATTGCGCCGCGCAAGCCTCTTCAAGGGCAACGCATACTCCCTTCGGTTCTCCTCATAAGGGTTGGAGTCGTTACAGCCATCCAGGCTGTCAATAACCACCAAGCCGTACTCGTTCTCCTTCTGGATCTTGCAGAACCTGCGGTACCACTGCATGTCCCATTCAGCGACCACATCAACGCCTGACTCCACGCCAATCAGATTGAACTGCCTGCGCGTAATCCGCTCACTCTGATCACCGTTCAACCAAAGGCACTTAGCCCTTGGAACGTCCATCATTCCGCCGTGAACGTTGAATGGCCGCCCTTGGCTGATGTGCTTGCACAGCGTCTGACACATTGCCGACTTGCCTGTGCCGCCATCAGCGTGAATAAGCAGCAACCAAGGCTTAGGCAACAAGCCCGGAATCGTGTACTCGAAAGGTGTGTCGTCCAAATCGTTCACGTCCGCAGGTTTACAGCCCTTATTCCGCTCAAAGGTCAGGTGTGCATCAATCAGGCGATCAATAGCCGCCGCCCCTTCCCTGGACCGTCCACCTTCACTGGCCAGGATGGTCTTCGCCTGATCGGCGTAAGCCGGATTGTCGTAGGTCTCTTCAATCTCAAGGCCACGAGTAACTAACTCTTCTGGTCCGAGGAAATCGAGCTTGAACTTCGTCGGCGTCGCATCGATGTCCGCCACCAGCTGTGCAAGACCGTCCCTTTGAAATCGCTTTCGTTCGGGGTCCGCCGCATCAGCCATGTTGATCAAGCTGCCAAAACCCAAGCCACCACCTTGGAATCCAGATGCCCACCGATCAGCACAAGGATTCTTACCGCTCTCCCATTCGTGCGAATACTCGTTATCACGACGGCTCCACTCTTCCCAAAGCTTCAAACCATCCTGGTTCGGCAGCTCGCTGTTAAGCATCGCGCCGATCTCCCACCAAAAGCGCTCGCTAAAAGCACCACGAGGCTCGATAACACTCAGGCAACTCCGCCCAATAGCAATCTTCTCTTCCCTGGAACGGTTAGCAAAGCGCGTGTCCCGCAGCTTCCGGCCAGTGTCCTTCTGATTGACCTTGCGGTACTGCTCCCGCATCCGCTCAAGAAGCCATTCAGGAGCCTCAGGAAGAGCATTCACGTCTCCCTGGAACGTGTACTCCCCCTGGTCCTTGTAAGCGCCGCACAGAACGCCTTGAGCACCCCAAAGAACTTCCCAGCCTTCCTGCCCTGCGGCAGCGTGGCTCATCGAAGCGACCCTTAAACGGTCTTCTTCTGGAACGACAAACAAAAACTTCGCCGCGTTTTTCTTGGTTGACCTAACGCAAGGCGCTTTCTCCAAGTCAGCGCCCCACTTTTCTTCAATGGCACCAAGGTTGCGGTCAACGTCAAAGATGACCAAGCCACCCGAGCGAGTGCCGCTGTAAACACCGACAGCCTGGAACGTTTCAGGACTGTCAGTTATGTAGTTAGCTGTGCATTCAGGAGAAAGATTTTCTTTTGAAGCACGACCGAGGGGTGATTTACCGCAAGCAATCTTCCCGTTAGGAAGCGTTACACCAGCGGCATAAATCGGAGCCGTTGCCCAAGTCTTAGGCAACGTACGAACAAAATCAGCAAGAATCATCTGCTACAGTGAGAGTGTTAAGTCGGTTGTCAAACCACCCCAGCAGCCATTCCCGGCTCTGGGGTTTTTTGATTCTACCGCACTTGACGCTTCACGTCACCCTGCTACAATAAACAGGCACCGGGCAACACGCCCACAGCAACTTTCTCCATGCCATTCATCTCAGACAAAAACAAATCTGCCGCTTCTGGCGGTGGCGGCGGCGGTTATCTCAACCCCTCCAAAATCCAGTCCGGCGGCAATGTCCGCTTTGCTCTTCTGGACGACCAGCCCCTTGAGTTTTTCGAGTGCTGGGGCGAAACCGCTGACGGCAAGTCAAAGCCGTTTCGTTTTGCAGAAGATCCAAGCCCCGAAGACATCCAAGAAGAGATGGGCGCTGATTACAGCCGCCGTCTCAACCGTGAAGGCACTGCACCCGACAAGGTGAAGTTTGCCATCGCCGTGCCTGTCTACAACTACGACACCAGTTCAGTTCAGATCATGCAGCTCGGTCAAAAGAGCCTGATCAACGAACTCGATTCAGTAAGCCAAATGGAGGACTACGCCGACCTACTTGCCTGGGACTTTGTCCTCGGAAAAGAAGGCGTTGGCTTAGAAACCCGCTACAGCTTGCGCCCTGCACCACGCAAAAAAGGCGCTCAGGCCGACATCGAAACTGCCTGGACCGAATCTCGTGACAGCGGTTTCGACATCAGCCGCCTACTGACCGGAGACAATCCGTTCAAAGAAGGTTGATCTAAAGCCCAATAGTTTCTGGGGGTGCACCAAGTGTGTACCCCTTTTTTAATGAGTAGTTATAAGTATCTATAAGTGTCTACGAACAGCAACAACAACCCTGGATCATTCTTGGCACAATAAAAATGTAGAACAAGCCAAATATGTACCTAGGGTTATAATGAACCTATTAACGATCTTTGTATGGCAAATTTGAGTCTTCAAAGCATTTGGACCTGTGATAGCGGGCAAATTCGTGTGACACCCAACGGGCAACCCAGCGTATTCGACATGATTAAGACGCTCGGTAATCAGAAGAACCCGCATCAGGTGTGGGAGCGTTTCAGTTACACCCATCCCGAGGTTCTCACAAAATGTGAGAACTTCCGATTTCCCGGCAGAGGCCAACGGGACACTCCCGTCGCCAAGGCCAAAGAGGATGTTCTTTATATTTTAAGTCTTCTACCTGGTGAGGTTGGGCGTAGCTACCGCGAACAAGCGGCAAAGTTGTTTACTGCTTTTTTAGATAATCCGTCTTCCGTTGCAGCTGCCGCAATTGAGCGGATGACTGAAGATGAGCAAGAGCGTTTAGAGGCAAGATTAAAAGGAAAAAGAACTAGACATACATTTACAGATGTACTGAAAACCTATGGAGTAGTTCAACAGGGATATGCACATTGCACTAACGCAATATATGTCCCTATTTTAGGAAGTGACGCACGTCAATTAAAAAATAAAATAGCGGAAGAGAAAAACTTAGCCCTTAAAAGTGTAAACCCTAGAGATCATTTTACAGTTCAGCAATTAACAGATGTAGAGACAGCTGAACGAGTAGCCGTCGGACAGCTGGCGCGTAATACGGTGGGCGGAAACCCTGGTGTAGAAAGCATTGTCTGTAAATCAGCTGAATACACACGCAAACTTCTTGACGGAGATATTGATATTCCTGGCATTGTCTAGTTATGCAGTTTATACGCGCTAAACTTACTCAAAGCATTTCCCAAAATGGTACAAAAACACTACGAGAAGCCTATGCCTGAGACGGTCACCACAATTTTGGAAGATGGAAGAGTCTCAGTTTCAGTAGGAAACTTTACGGGAATTGTTAGCTCAATGCACCTAATAGAGCCCAAAGCTCACCAACTACAAAAAGCCTGGCTAAAGAATCAAATGGATTTGGTAGATGCAAGTAACTGATTCACAAAACGCACTAGCTGGTTTACGCCGCTGGACCCTGGAGCGTGATGACTCTGGCCCGCACCGTGTGTATCGCGATGAGTCCGGCGTGTCTTACGCCTCAGTGACACACATTCTCAAAGAAACCTCACCCCAATGGCAAAAAGATGCACTCGACCGCTGGCTGGAACGCCCAACTGCTCCCATGGAGCGTGATGTTGCTTGCGAGCGTGGCACTCTCGCGCACAATCACGCGGAGTATGTCCTCAAGACGGCGGCAAAGCTGGCAAGAAATAGCGCAAACAAGCGAGGAAGCTGGAGGACTGGAGATGACGGCCTGGAACGTGCTCCTAAAGGAATCACTACCTGGGCAATCGAGAAGGCCATTCAAGGGGCTCCTAGAGTCCCCTGGAGCGCCTCCGGCTACGCCCGAGGTCTACGGACTTGGATCGGAGAGAACGTAACGGCCATTCATGCCATCGAATTTTCCATTCATGACCCACGCGGCTGGGCTGGAACGGCTGACGCCTTAATCGACGTAAACGGAACGCTCTGCGTTGCTGATTGGAAAACCAGCGTTAACGCTCGCAGTGAAGAAATGTTGTCCAACTACATCTGCCAAACCGGGGCTTATTCCTTGGGATTGCAGCACCTGACTGGGTTAAAGCCTAAGTGTGGAGCGGTTGTAGTAGCCCGGCGCAGCGGAGCACCACAGGTTCGGTTGCTTAGTGAGTTAGAATTACGTGGGGCGGAGTGTCAATGGTTAGAGAGAATGAGCCTTTATACGGCCCAGCAAGCCCTAAAGAACTAAGTAGAGCACTGGAATGTCTCTATACGGGACAGATGAACGTGGCTATACAAGCCAGGGCATTAAGGATGTCCCTGGAACGTTTGAAGCAGCTGTTCAACGCCTACGTGGCAGAACGCCCCATCGATATCAATGATGAGGACGTGTATGCCGCCGACCTACAAATAACTTGGCCTTTTGCTTAGAGCTGGAACTTAAGAGCCTTAATCGCCTTCAGATGTTCTTTTATTTTCGCTTCGCGTTGCCAATAACTTTTTGAGTGCTTGGCTAGCCATTCATCGATGGCTTCATTGATTAAGTCATCCCTGGAACGTCCATCGATAGCGGCCATTTCGGCCATCGCTTCCCGACGCTTCCAGGTTTCCCAATACCGGAGCTGCTCCACGAAATCGTCGTGTTCCTTTTGAGTGAGACCTGGATCGTCTGGCTGGTTCGCTAGGAACTCTCGCCCTGCATCAGATAGAAAAGCCATCACGCTTCCTGCTGCCAGTCGTACTTATCGACCATCTGCTTGCATCCCTGGCACGTCAGAGCAGACCACGAAAAGTGATTGATGCACCCAATGTGCTCACAGCGTGGGCATTTGATAAACGTCCCCCGTTGCTTAGCCCTGGAGCGTGGTGTTACGGGCTTTGACCCTTTCTGGAACGGTACGAAAAACTGGCTCGGCTTGCCGTTCATAGTCACGCCATCTTTCCAAGTCAGCCCAATGCAGTGGTCATTGAGCAGGCACTTGATCAGAAACTGTTCTATCCGTGGAGCGTAGATAACAACATAGGCATCGGATGCCCAGTGGACCGTTTCACCAGCCATCACGGCTGTTTTGATCTCAGCGAGTTTCATTTTTCTGAATACAAATAGGTGTGCAGTTTGTGGTGTAATACTTGGAGCATTTTGTACTTGACACAATCAGACTTCTTGATCTCTTCAAAGAAACCCATTTCCATGAATACGGAATCATGGAGCGTTTCTAGCTCTCTGTACGTGAAGTCGATGCGGTTCATTTCAGCCCAGGATTGAGGTCTGCAGGATTAGGGATGGAACGTACCCAGTCGTCCTGTTCGCGCTGTTGCTCAAGTTCCTCCAGTTCTTCGTCGGTATAAAGCTCAAAAGGGAGTGGAACATCCTCGCTATCGCTCGGATTAAAAGAAGATTGGAACGTGTAGGTCATGCGAAGGGAGAAACGGATTGGGGTTTGTAGCCTTGCCATTTTTTGGCTGTGTCGATCGCTTTGATGAGCTGACAGACTTCCTTGTTTTCACCTTTTGCTACAGCTATGTCGAAACGGTGCTGGAGCATTGCCAGCATCGCGGCAGGATCACAAGGGCATTCATCTACCCCTGGTCCGTCATCAGAGAGTTGAATTTCCTGCTCTGCCGCAGTGATGTCGGTGTACGCCGTGGACCGTGAAACAAAGTAACGGGCGCTAATCATGGTGGCTACCGAAGCAGCTGGAACGCCACGCTCAAGCATTGCGCGGGCGTAGCTCAGACGGTGCTGGATTTCTACTTGGGTTGCCATTATTTGCTAAGCCCTGGTTCGTGTGGATAGTCCAGGCCCATAGCACCGGCGAAGCGTTGAAGCAGTTCGATGTCTTCCTTGGTCCGGTATGGGTGACCATGGAGCTGGGCTAGGAAGTCAACGACGGCGTTAGGCACAGCGCCAAACTCACAGCCCAGCTGGACCGTGGTTCGGTCTTCGGTGTCCCAATTGTCGTGGGCTGTTACCTGATAGCGGTTAATACTTAGCCGTGAAACGTCTGCGAATGTGTGGACGTCTTCGACTCGGACGATGTAGTTCATGGGTGGAACGAAAAACAGGAATTTTTGGAAAACTGGACGCTCAGTTCCAGAAGTTGCCGAGCTTGAACTCAGCAGCCCACATACGGGCGATGACTTCCGCAGCTTCTAAGCGAACAGGTTTAGGGAATGTGTGATGCCATGCACTAGACATGGATCCATGTTCGCGGTGGTACTGCTTAGCGGCTGGCGTCAAGCAGTAACGCTCGATCGAGTGGATCGCAAGATCAAGGGAGAAGTTGCCCCGCTTGTAATGCTTACTCAGATTTTTAATCACTGGCGCGTACCAGATCTCTACGTTTGTGGCGTAAAGCTCCAGTTCGCGGGCTTCGTCTGAAAGGGTCATGGGTGGACCTTGTTAGGGACTCGTTTACTGTAGCACAGATTAGTAGACATGTGTCAAGCCCTGGAACGGTTAGCAGTTCTCACGGCTTCGGTTAGTATTAGTGAAGCTCCACGATTTCCAGCCTGTGGCTGATAACAACACCGAAGAGAAGAAGACGAGCGTTGCCGATGACGAGTCCAAGCGATGGCGCAAGGGAAAGGGTGCAGCGCATCGCGTAGAGGAAAGGGCACAAGCTGCCTATTCCTACATTTTGGAAGGTGGAACGAGAATTCAGATAGCTCAAAAAATCGTCTCTAGGTTCAATTGCTCCTTACGCACTGCTCATGACGATTACAAACGGGCGATGCAGCTTCTGCGCGAGGAACAAACAGGAACACGTGAAGAATTGTTGAACCAATTACAAGCCTTACGTCTTGCGACGGTGCAACGGGCCTTAAAGAGAGGCCATTACCAAACCGTGGCGACACTGCTGGGTGACATGGGCCGCGTAATAGGCGAAGCAGCACCGGAACAACTGGCGTTGCAGGTCCCGACTCTCGACATCCGAATCGAAAATGATAATCAATCTCAATAAATTGTCAAGGTTCTAGCTACAATACATGTGTACTATAACATTGTAGGCACAAAAATACCCCCACAAAGTATAGTTAACTTTGCGGAGGTTGTTGTTAGTAACTCAACGACCCCAGACTAACACTTTGCAGTAGTTGTTGTTTGAGTTTTTGTCCATGCAATTTGTGTAGGCTAACTGATTCTGGGAGTTGAACATGTAGCCTCCCAAAAGTGTAAACAAACAGGCAGAGATTGCAGAAAAAAGAAAGAATTTAGTCATCATTACTTTGGGTGAGTAAATGTCAGCAACTGTGTGTTGCTAAATATATTTTAGCCTGGCAGATCTGATCTGTCCAGGTGTACTGTGCTACTCTGTCAGCTGTCACACCCTAAAATTCTCATTTTTTGCAAATTTTTCTAGTAAATTTGTACTGTGTGCCAGTCGGTGCAACTGTCACAGGGGGTAGGGTTGCAAAGTAGTACATTTGTACCTAAGCGCGGGGAACTTACTGATACATACCAGATTATTTGCACTGTAGCACACCCCCGGGGGTAGGGGTTGAAAAAGCAGCTAATGTATTACCCATGGCCATACAAAACGCACCCCCACTTAGTCTTCGCTGGGCCCAAGGCCAAGTGTTTACTAGCGACCGCAGATTCCGTGTCCTCGTTGCAGGCCGCCGTTTCGGTAAGTCCTACCTTTCCTGCGTCGAACTATTGCGTGGAGCGATCAATAACCCCGGCGAAACCTTCTTTTATTGCGCCCCGACTTACCGGATGGCAAAGGATATTGCCTGGAAAGTGCTCAAAAAGCTTGTTCCTAAGCCGTGGATCAAAAGTAAGAACGAAACCGACCTCAAATTGGAGCTAGTAAACGGCTCCACCATCGAATTAAAGGGCACAGAGAACGCAATGGCGCTTCGCGGACGCTCTTTATCAGGAGTAGTCCTAGACGAAGCCGCGTTTATGGACGCAGAGGTCTGGTTCGAGGTCATTCGCCCCGCTCTTGCAGACAAACAAGGCTGGGCACTCTTCATTTCAACCCCAGACGGCACCGCTAGCTGGTTCTACGACCTGTGGTGTTACTGCGAAGACGACCCAACCAAAGAATGGCAGCGCTGGTGCTACACAACCATCGAAGGGGGCAACGTTCCAGCCGATGAAATCGAAGCAGCCCGCGCCCAACTAGACCCGCGCACATTCCGCCAAGAATTTGAAGCCTCCTTTGAAAATCTCAGCGGCCTCGTAGCGGTCAGCTTCTCCGACGAAAACATATCCCCGAACGCCAAAGACATCTCAATCCAACCAATTCTTCTTGGCGTTGACTTCAACGTGGACCCAATGTCTGGCATCTGCGCCGTAAAAGACGGCGAAACCCTATATGTCTTCGACGAAATAATGCTCACAGGCGGAGCAACCACCTGGGACTTTGCAGAAGAAGTAACCCGTCGCTATGGCGTGGACCGTCGCATAATCGCGTGCCCAGACCCAACAGGCGGCGCACGAAAAACCAGCGGAGTAGGCGTAACAGACCACGCAATCCTGCGCCGCAGCGGCTTCACCGTCCAAACACCTCGCGCACCCTGGAAAATACGCGACAAAATTACAGCCGTAAACACAGCATTAATGGACGCATCTGGAGCGCAAAGAACAGTAATTCACCCTCGCTGCAAACATTTAATCAAATCCCTACGCACACTCACATACGCCCCTGGAACGGGCCTACCCAACAAGAACCTGGGCGTAGACCACGCCTTTGACGCATTTGGCTATTTAGTTTTACAACAGTTTAATTTGGCAAAACCGGAGACAATGGGCACTACGTCTTATCGGCTGTATTAACTCGGCACTCGGACCATATCTCCCTCCCAATGTAAGTAAGCGCCGATGTTTACTTCTGGCGCTTGTGCGGTGTACCAGCGAAAATCACAGCTAGTGCAGTGCCTACGACGCACAGTTTCATACGGGCCTTCAATAGTTTTCTTGGTCGTAACGACATGCACGCGAAACGATCCGCACTTGGGGCACTTCAATGTGGCTGCTGACTGGGACGAAGGGCTAGACTAGGCCAAAGCCAAGCTTCGTCATGCCCCAAGGTCCCGGAACTTACGGCACAAAAAAGGGTCGTCCCCCTGCCAAGAAAAAGAAGGGCATGAAGAAGGGCTCTAAAAAAATGCGT